ATCTTGACTCTCAAAAGAACTGACTCAATAAGTCTCAAATTGTCAGCGGCCAATAAACTAGATGTGTTCCCCAAAACGCCCTGAAACATGCCCTCGCTCGCTTCTATGTAACCCAAACTAGAGTTACCAACCTCCGGATCCAATGAACCCATCAATTTTCTTACATTGTGAACTTTTGAACCACTGATCAAGTCACTTGTCAACTTCATTAGTCCTATTTTGATTGGAAACTTTATTACCTTTCTTGAGAAGAGTTCCAACTGTCTTCTAAGAAGGTGTCTTATGTATCTGGATTTAACTCTTGATCCTAAAACCAAATAAAGCACAAAGCTTAATTGTGAAGGACCCCAGGAAGAACAGTCAGCATTGTCAAAGTAATATTTTTCTTTTGATTTGAAATCATTGAAAAGCTTGTCAACAATCAAGTCCTTATCAACCACTTCTATTACGTTCGTACAATCACCCTTCAAGTGCTCAACACTTCTTTGTTTTCTTGCTAAACTTTCAACGAAAAAGGATGATATTCTACATGGCGAATTAAGAATGGCAATCTCTCTTGGTCCTATATCACCTTTCTTAACCATTCTTGCTACATGATTGAACTCCTCAATTGTGTTGTAAATAAGCACAGGAATCAAGGATGTTGAGCTCTCACTTATACACTTCAAATTCGCTTCGCAGGAAGGATCCTTTTTCTCTATGAACGCGGTTATATTTTTCATAGTGGTTTTGTAACACTTTGAACTTTGTGTACTTCTCTTGATCAAACCGTCCACCTTTTTCATCTCTAGTTTACTTATCCCACTCTTTGTTTCAAAATCAGTTGATCCTCTAGAATTCATTACATCTGCAACAGAAAGCCTAAATATTTCATCTTCAAAATTATAAAGTTCTTCAATGCATTCTGAGAATTTTTCTCGCCTCGAAATTCTGAAGGTGCTATTCATTATTGACAGACAAATGACAGCCAAATTTGGGTTGAACTCCTTATATAGCCCGTCCAAATCTAAATTTTCCAACTCTGTTCTCAAATCAGGACCTATTTTTTCAGCACTTTGTCTCAGACTGACGTCGCGTGTCAAGTAAGACATTCTGCTTTTGAGTGATTTTTCAACAACCAACGCTTCAGCAGTCAGATCATCATGTCTATCTAAGCTCAAAAGCTTGCATATATACAAACTATTGTATACATTTTGTTCAGAATTCACAGTTGTTTTCTCATGAGGGAAAGCAATCATCCAGTCTTGAGTTCTTATTTTCAATTTTTTTGAATCCAGCCTAACATTTGTCGCGAATTCATTCAAAAGTTCACCTTTTATGTTATTAGCATCCATCAGTTGAATCAAAGGAAATGTCTTGATGCATCTTAAAAAAACTAACTTCTCAATGTGATTTTTGGGAGTGTAAAAACCAGAGGAATTTTTGGAAAATTTAAATGATTTGAAAACCTCTCTGACACCAGTTGATACACCAGTACTGTTTACAAATAGATATCGTATGCACTCTGATGCTTGTGAAAAGCCAGATCTATTTATCAACATCAACAATGACATGAAGTACGATGACCCATCTACTGCTTTGTTACAAGTTCTCATTATTTCGGAATGTTGAGAAGAGAAAGACAAAAACCTGTTGTAAACACATGACCACCAATCTAAGTTAGGAGGATTTACATTGAACCACCTAGTTTTAACACCATTGTTTCGAGAAATTATGAATCCGTCCGATTCCAATAACCCGTGAATTGAGACAGAAGTGTCACACATGCTGGATTCTGTCAAAGTCATATTGTTGAAGACTACTGCGTTTCTATCCCCTAAACAGTTGAAACAAACATTGAAACCTCTTGAATGTTTACTTTTAACATGCTTGGTGGTCCTTGCACTATTGAGAATACAATAAGACAACTCCTGGTGTATAGAAAGTAGATCTGAATATCTTTTGCCCGCTATTTTATTTGAAGTGTCTCTCATTTGTTTTTTGCAGTAATCCTTAAAATTGTCTGTTTCCTCTTCAAGTGAAAGCAGTGAGTCTTCTATCAAAGAATTGATGTCTTCCAAAAACCTGTAAGAATCTGATGGATTTTCAAAGAAACTTTCGGATTCTTCCAACATTCGTTCCAGATCCAAATGTGAATAACCATTGCCATTTCTATCCAGACATTCTTCGTGGGTTTCCAATCTGTTTAGACTTTTAATAAATCTTGGACCAATTGTGTCGTTGGAATGTTCATCATCCATTATGGACTTCAAGTTCATGTTTATATGAAAGGACCTCGTTTCATCATTTGTTCTTTTGTCAAAATTGATTTCAATCTCAGACCCTTTGTAAACATCATAATCACAACAGAATCCATAAGATTCATTCACAACATCGTGAATGACGTTTTTTGACAAGAACTTGACGAAAACAGTGTTGACACCCAAATTGAGCAATTCTTTGCATCTGTGATGTGGATT